AAAGCATGTTTGTTTAATGATGACGCGACAATATCACTACATATCAAAGGCACAGATATTTACGTTGAAGTAACTAATAGTAAGCCTTTCAATCCGTATTTAATAAGTGCATACTTAGCTAACTTCTTTCAAGCAGCGTATTTTAATTCGTCTGTGATACTAAGATAGTTAACAGTCCCCTGAGTCAATTGCCTGACTTGGGGGTATTTGTTTTGCGGAGTATAGAAAACAAGGCATAAAGCCATACCAAAAACAATAATAGATTTGTCATAGCACACCTTTCTAGTAAATTTGCTACAGTACTATAAATTAGTAACAAATTTAAAGGAGTTATGCCAATGCTTTTTCCGCAATTAGCGCCTGAGTATTACCAAGAAGACGATAAAGATATTCTCAAACGCATGGAGGCTTTCTATGCCGAAAGTATTACAATCAATCAAAACTTTTGGGGCGAGGGTTCTATTGATACCCGCTTCTTTAGTGGCGACCAATCTGTTTATGGAGACCTAGGATTATACGGAAATCTACCAGCTAACCGCCGAAGAACGTTTAATTTTAACCGTATAAGGCGTGTAGTTAACATGATTTCTGGCCATCAAAGACGCTCTAGAAAGTCTATTATAGCCGTGCCAGTCGAGAGTTCAGACAACCAGACGGCAGATCAACTAACCAAAGTCTTAATGTGGAACTGTCGCCAAGAGAACATACTCGAGACCATCTCAGAGGCGTTTGAAGGTGCATTAGTTACAGGCATGAATCTGTTACATTTATACGTTGATTACCGCAAAGATCCTATTGCAGGACAGATTAAGGTAAACAACTGCTCTTACAATGAGTTTTTAGTAGATCCGTTTTTTAGAAAGCACGACTTAAGCGATTGTAATGGTATTTGGAAGCGTACATATCTGACTAAAAAAGAAGTCTTGTCGTTATTGCCTGACCATGCTAACGAAATAGCTGGTATGATAGGTAACCCATATGGCGGCTCAAGAGATGCTAAGTTTCAGTTTATGCCAGAGTCATACAACTATACTATGAAGAATTTGTTGACCTATGATCAGTTCTACTACAGAGACTTCAGACATCAAAAGATGCTGGTTGATACGCAAAGCGGTGAGACGTTTGAATGGAAGTCTAACGATGAAGATGCATTAAAACTATTTTTGCAAACCTATCCTAGTGTTACCGTTATTGAGCAAGAAGTGCCAAGCGTAAAGTTAGCTATTGTCGTGCAGGGTAAAGTGTTTTACAACGACTACAACCCTACTGGCAGCGACTATTACCCATTTGTACCCGTTTTAGGTTACTACCACCCACAACAGCCAGACTATGTTAACAGAATCCAAGGCGTAGTCCGTGGTCTCAGGGATGCACAATTTTTATATAATAGGCGCAAAGTAGCCGAGCTGGACATCTTAGAATCTCAAATAAACAGCGGCTTTATATACAAAGAAAGCGCCCTTGTAAACCCTGCTGACGTTTTTTTAACTGGACAAGGCCGAGGCTTAGCGTTAAAGCGTGATGCTCAAATGTCAGACGTACAAAAAATTGAAGCGCCACAGATACCACCAAGCATGATTCAATTAAGCGAAATATTAGCCCGTGAGATCCAAGAGATTAGCGGCGTGAATGAAGAGCTGTTAGGTTCCGCAAACGACGATAAAGCAGGTATTTTAAGCATGCTAAGGCAAGGCGCAGGGCTGACCACCTTACAAACGTTATTTGACCAGCTGGACATGAGCCAAAAGCTGCTTGGTAAACAGATGATTGACCTCATACAGCTCAACTACACGCCTGGCAAAATCAAACGTATTATCGAGGAAGACCCAACACGAGAGTTTTATAACAAGAACTTTGGTACCTACGATGTTGCTGTTGAAGAAGGTTTGAACACATCTACTCAAAAACAAATGCAGTTTGCACAAATGCTACAGTTAAGACAAGCTGGTGTGCCTATTAGTGATATTGACTTACTAGAAGCTGCTACAGTGCAGAACAAAAACAAGATTATTGAGAACACTGTTAGACAACAAGAGGCGGCAAGCCAAGCGCAGCAAGCTCAAACACAATCAGCGGCAGAGTTCCAAGCGGCTCAAGTCAGGTTGGCAGATTCACAAGCACAAGCTAACTTACAGCTTGGAGCTGAGAGACAGTCACGTATCCAAGAAAACTTTGCACAAGCTCAAGAGCGGATGGCTGAAGCTAGCAAGGACGATCAACAAGGTTTACTCAACTTTGTTAAAGCATTAAAAGAGCTAGACAATATAGACTTGATGCAACTCGAAAGACTTTTAAGTTTGCAGAAGCTTTTAAAAGATACAGAGTCAAGTAATATGATTAAAACCTCTGAAGATAGAGGCGCAAACCTTGCTCAAGAGAGCAATTTCTTAGGAGTCCAATAATGGCAAAAAGATATCATAACGGTAACGGCAATGGCATGAAGTCCATGGAGTCAAGAGATCTTTACAGCGGCAAAACATCACGCCGTGAGATGGAGTCAAGAGATGCAGGTATGATCTCTGAAGACAAATCAGCTATCGCCAACCTTCCACAAAACGTAATCATGAAAGCATATCCAGCTTGTGCTTACGATTCATACAACTTGAATGATGACATCAAGGGTATTGATGTACAAGTACGTGATGATGTTATGGGTGGTAAACGTAAGTCAGGCATGCCTTACCCAGAAAAATACTAGGTTTTATTATGGCTCAAGCACCAAGACAAAACAATAAGGCGACTAAAATCGCTTATAACATTTTAGGTAAACCAAGTAACTTGACGAGCAAGCAAACACGCAAGCAAAAGAAGCGTGATAAATTGATTGATTATCAAGATACTGCTAGAGCTAAATAATATTGCAGGGGGCTAACCAGCTCCCTGTTTTTAGGAACATGATTATGAAAAAAAAATCACATATGCAAGATGCCTTTTATCAGGCTATAGGGTCGGCGTATCAACTAAACCCACGTAAGCAAGAGAAGGTAGATAGCAGAATGATCTTTGAAGATCAAATGTCTATAAGTAATCTACCAGAAAAAGCTATCCATCAAACCTTTAATGCTAGTAGGTTTGCAGAAAAACTAATTTTGCCTAACGATGAAATTACAGGTGAGCTATGAAAAACATGATAAAGCATCTTAAAGATGACAAAGCTATGTTTGAGCGTGAGGCCAAAGAAGATTCAAAGATGATTAAAAAATTGTCTATGAAAAAAGCCGAAGACTCAAAAATGATGAAGAAAATGTCCAAGAAGAAAGCCAGCGGCAAGTCTAAGAGTAAGATGAAGATTGCTAAGGTTATGGACGAGTTTAAAAAAGGTGAGTTACACTCTGGAAAAGGTGGCCCAGTTGTCAAGAAGCCTAAACAAGCGATTGCCATAGCCATAAGCGTATCTAAAAAGAAACGTAAATAAATTACGCCCTAGTCGTCTAACTGGCGAGGACAGTTGATTTTCATTCAACAAATCGTGGGTTCGATTCCCCGCTAGGGTGCCAAGCATCCCTAGCATTGTAAAAACACTGTAATAATATGTTAGATATAGTAAATTAGAGACAGTTTTTTTAAGTGCTAGGGGTCTCTATGTTATTAAAGCGTATTTTCAAGGCAGCCACAGCGGTTAACATGTTGTATGCACAAGAGGTTAGAGTAGACATCAATGACCTTATGCAAAAGCAAATAGCATACGCACAACAACACCCAGAGTTTTACAAAAACCTGCCTGCACCTGATCTGTCTCAAAAAAGCTGTTCACCATTACCACCTATAGCCAAAAAACAAATTGTATCTAAAGCTATTGCGGCGTTTAAGCAAAGTAGTCCAGCACATGACCCAGCAGTAGAGCAAATAGAGCAACAGATAAGCTCTGATGTTGTAGAGCCGGGTATGTCTACGCTTGTTCTAAATGCGATGACTACTGCATTAGAGCAGCTGCAAAGGCAAAACTCACAGAAAGAAGAGCAGCTTCAAGAGGCCGTACCAAAAACTAAGGCGTATGCGGGTAGTGCAACGACGGCAGTGTTAGGTATAGCTTGTACTTTATTAGTTAGGTACTTAGATAAGTCAAATTGTTAAGGAGATAGTATGAAAAGTTTTAAAACACCTGCTTGGACTCGAGCAGAAGGCAAGAATCCTGCTGGCGGTCTTAATGCTAAGGGCAGAGCATCAGCCAAGGCACAAGGCAGCAATCTAAAGCCACCTGTAAAAAGCGGTGACAATCCACGCAGAGCATCATTTTTAGCTCGTATGGGTAATATGGCTGGACCAGAGTTTAAGCCTAATGGTGAGCCTACAAGGTTGTTACTCTCTTTAAGGGCATGGGGTGCCAGCAGTAAAGCAGACGCAAGAGCTAAGGCGGCAGCTATATCTAAACGTAATAAGGCGAAAAAGTGATACTATGGCTAATTACACTAATCCAAAATTACGCGAGTCTATTAAAAACCGTATTATGGCGGGTGATAAAGGGGGTGCGCCAGGACAATGGTCGGCTCGTAAGGCGCAGCTGGTTGCATTGGAGTACAAGAAGGCCGGAGGCGGCTATACTGGCGGTAAGACCAAAAAGCAAAAGTCCTTATCAAAATGGACAGGTGAAAAATGGCGTACACGCTCAGGCAAACCCAGCACGCAGGGGGCGGAAGCCACTGGCGAAAGATACCTACCTAAAGCGGCTATAAAAAAATTGACACCTCAAGAATATGCTGCTACAACAAGAGCTAAACGAGAAGGCATTAGACAAGGTAAGCAGTTTGTCAAACAGCCTAAAAGGGTAGCAAAGAAAACAGCTAAAGCGAGGTAGTAATGAACTCTGAATCTTATAATCACGTTAAAAAATCATTAAAAATTGAAGACATTATAAAGTCATACATGCCATTAGAATTAGACGAGGGATTCTATTATGGTTATTGCCCGTTTCATCCCCGCACAGGTCAAAAACTAAAAGACTTTACAGTAAACCCCAAAAAGAATGTATATTATTGTTTCGATTGTCATACTTGTGGCGATGTGATCAGCTTTGTAGCTCACAAAGAAAACATAACTCTAAGCCAAGCATTTGATAAGCTGTGCGAAAAACACAATATCAAGATGCCTGCTAAAGTTGTCTTGAAGGTTGTCGGTTGATCGTTACGCTTGGCGTAGATCCAGGGTTGCAAATATGTGGCTTAGCAGTAGTCAGCAAACAAGCAAATAAACTATCCTTGTTGGAGTATGTAAGCTTCAAGTTGACTGCTAGCACCCCTACGCATAAAAAGCTAGAAGCCATCTATAACGCTATAATAGAGCTAATCGACAAGCACAAGATTACTAATCTATCAATAGAAACCTCTTTCTTACAGCACAACGCTCAGACTTTTTTGAAACTAGGCTTTGTACGTGCTATAGCACTGCTAGCAGCTGCTCAAAAAAACATGACTGTGCAAGACTTTACACCCTGTCAAATCAAAGAAATACTAACTGGCACGGGAAAAGCTACAAAACAACAAATACAAGACAGAGTGAAAAACTTATTCCCATCGGCAACTAAATTTGTATCGTATGACAGTAGCGATGCAATAGCAGCTGCAGTATGTGGTTGCTTTTAGAAAGGTATTATGAACATCAAGCTAGACTCAATCAAACTAAAGCCGTATCAAGAGTTAATAATTGATGCTATTGAAAACAAAGGCTATCGCAAAGCTGTCGCCATCATGCCACGCCGTAGCGGTAAAGATGTAGCCGCTTTCTGGTTGTGCGTACGTCAAGCGTTAAAGAAGACATGTAACATATTTTATATAGCGCCTAGCTATACTATGGCCAAGCGGATCATTTGGAATAGTATTTTATCTGACGGTCGTAGGTTCTTAGACCTAATTCCACCGCAAGTAATTAGCTCTATGAATAGCCAAGAGCTACTTATTCGTTTTGTTAACGGCTCTACTATCC